ATGAATGCGGTTGCTGAAAACTATGACGATGAGATTGAACTGGTTCTGGCCTATCACAAAGGCGACATGCGCGCTGCAATGGAAGCGCTGCTGAAAGATCGGGATTTCCTCATCAAAGAAATTGAATACGCCAGCCTCGCCATGTCTCTTGGGTTTTCACGTGGCTGGAAACCAACGGTGTTTACGAGATGACTCGCTCTCGCGGCGCAGAATGCCTGACTGTCATAAATATGAACTACCCTTATCAGGTCGTCATTCATTTAACGCAGTGGCATCGGACGAATCTTATCCAGCTTTTGACTGATCGTGGTCGACTTGGCGGATATCGTCTTTGGGCAGGCAAGCAGCATGGACTGAATTCTTTTAGCGTTGCTCATTTCCCCACAAAGGAAGGCCAGCAAGAGTTCATCCAGCTATATGGTGGCGTGCCTTACGACCCAACGGACAAGAAATCTAAGCCGTGGGAGACGTATTTTGAGAAATGAGATCTAGGCCCCGTCACTTAGAAGGCATGCCTGCAGAGACACGTATTAAGGACGTGGATTCATGGTACGAGCTGCACGGCTTTTGTTATCAATGCGGTCATATCGGTCCAATCCAATATAAGGTCGTTCTGCGCAAATTCGGAACCCATACCTATTTCATCGATCTTCATAAGCGAATGCGCTGCACAATCTGTAGCTCTAAAGGCGAAAGCCAGTTCGGCTTAACAAAAATACCGAGATAAAAATGACCGGATACAACAACGATAAAGCGCCCGCTTCACAACCAGGCAGGAGGTTCGAACACTGGTGCGACGATGCCGATTGCAAGGCATGGGGAACATACGGGTATAAAACGGGGCGTGAGCAGTTCTGGTTTTGTCTAGAACATAGGCAGCAAGGAGAAGACCTGCTAGCTGGACGCCGATAAATTGCGCGCTATTCTCTTCCTGTCAGGAGGCGCGTATGTGCAATCTATACAACATCACGACCAACCATGAGGCCATGCGCCGTCTGTTCCCGAAGTTCGGCGATGTGACGAACCGCGTCGATCCGCAGCTTGACGTGTACCCAGATTATCCAGCACCTGTGTTGCGCAATTTGGCAGACGGCGAGCATGAATTGGCGCATCTTCGTTGGGGGATGCCGACGCCCCGCGAGTTTCTGAAAACGGAAGTCGATAAAGGCGTCACTAATGTCAGAAATCTAAAGTCATCTCATTGGCGGCACTGGCAAGGTGTTGAAAGCCGCTGCGTTGTTCCGGCCACTTCGTTCTCTGAATATGAGGAAGACCCTGACCCGGTTACCAAGCGGAAACGGATACACTGGTTCGCTCTGAACGAGGAAAAGCCGCTATTCGCCTTCGCTGGCATCTGGACGACATGGAAAGGTGTGCGGAAGAAGAAGGAAGGCCCGGTTGAGATCGATATCTTTGCTTTCCTCACCACCGAGCCTAACGCGGTCGTGAAGCCGGTCCACCCTAAAGCAATGCCGGTAATTCTGCGCACCACTGAGGAAATAGACACGTGGTTGCGCGCGCCATGGGATGAGGCAAAGGAAATGCAGAAGCCATTGCCAGATGCTGACTTGATCGACCTGACGCCTAGTAATGACAATGAGGAAAAGCAAGCAAGCTTGTTTTGATGGCTGGACGGCACCCTATTTCGCTCTACCTCCCATCTAAAGGGAGATAACCATGCTAGGTCCAAAACAAGTAGGACCATATCCGGATCGGGAAATCGATTGCCAAGAGGCTGTGTCGCAGAGCATCGCCGATCTAATCGAGCAAGCAACCTTATCAGGTGCATCGGTCTCCGATGCAGCCGCTGCTATTTCCGACACAGCAATTCCAGGTATCCGAGACTTGATTGACGACGCCGTCGATGCAGGGTGGTCGGCCGAAGAGACCGCGAGCGCTATTAAGGTTGTCTCAGCAGGAATGTATCGCGGCTTCACCGGTACAGAGCCAGACGAATAAACCGCCCCGAAGGGCGGCTTTCTTTATGCAGCGCGCAGTTCGAGCGTCTTCAATCTCTCAGCAAAGAATATGATCTTGTTCAGATCATAAAGACGGCTGGCCGCGTCCTTCTCGCCGAAACGATAGCAAGCCTTAAAAATGTTGCCTAGAGCAAAGGACATGCCTTTGTGCTCAATAAGGTCGTTTAGCTCGCTCGCGCCTTCGGGCAGCTCGTAATAGCTGGTCGATCCGCCGTCTGAGGTTACAGTTGAAGGGATGCCAGGATTGAAAGCGTCAGGCACGCTTGCTCCATCGATCGTGGAAGCTATTTCCCGCTCTCTCTGTGCCCACCATGCACGCGTAGCAGCCTCTCCTGCCTCTTTGTTTAGGGCACACAATTCAGCAAATGTTGGCTTATCCAGCTCTCCGCGCGCAATCTCACGATCAATTCTTGCGTCTGGTACCATCACACACCCTCCCTCACCTTACGCTTTGGCTCTTCGAAGCTCTCTGTCAGAGGCCCGCCAGCAAGCAATCCGCGCAACGCTGACAGCTTATCTTCCACAAGCGGCCTGAAGCGCCTTGCAGCAAACGGCGGGTTTTCGTAACCAAACTGCGGGCAAGTTCCGCGATCTACCCCCTTGAGGCGTACGCCGATGTAGGAGCCATGAATATAATGCTCGAAAGGCCCGATCCACTCGATCTCGTAAATCTGGCCTTCCTTCACCTCGAGGTATTGCTCAAAGCCAACGACTGAATCGATGCAGACAACTTTCTGGCCGACGTGGAATTGGTTCATAGAGCTTCCCCAAGCATTTCTAGCGCCTTGGTATAGCGAACTCGGTGTTCCTCATCGTCGCGATAGGTGCGTAGGTTGTCCCGCAGATCAGCAATCTTCACCGGACGTGCAATGGGATTAGAGCAGGCGCGCATTACGTAGACGAAATAGTCTTCATCGTCGCGTCGAGTGATCGCGTTCAAGGCCAGCACAATGTCGTCGTCAAAGCCAAACGAATAGACATCGTTCAAGGAAGTGTTCGTGTGCTCGATCATGTCGTGCATAACAGCGAGGATCTGCATTTCGCGCGTCTCCTGAGCCATCATAACGCGCAGTGGATGCATAATGTACGGATCGCCGTTGTCGCTCTTCTGGTCCATGTGTGCTGCCGCCGCTACTGCAATTGCTGTTTCAATGTTGCTCATGCGCTTCTCCTGCTGCCCACGCCTTCTTTTCTAACCACCGATACTCAACCGCAACGCCATGCAGTCTGGCTCGATTGATGCCCATCTTCATTCCGGCGCTGATACCACGATCAGAGTAAACAACGCATTTCGTTGCCACGCGATACCAAGCAAGACCAGCCTCAATCCCTAACGAACGTTCAGCGGGCTGCATATCGTCCAGCACTTGCGTGTGCAGTAAATGGCTGGCAATCGGTGCTTCGCCTCGCCGCAGGCTGTCTAGAAGGCAGGCGCGTGCATATGCGGTGTTGGCTTCCACATCTCCGCTGTAAGGCGTTTCGATGATTACGAGGTCGGCGGGCTGCTTCACAGGCGCGAGATTGATTACCCACCCTGTGTCTTTCCACACGCCATCCTCATTTCTAATACTTAGTGCGATGCCGTTGTTATTGAATGTTATCCGCGTAGCTGGCTCTACTATGGGCCGTCCTTCAACAGCCGCGCGTGCGGCCTTGTCTTCTGCTTCTTCAAGCATCTTCTCTCCTCGTGTTGGGGTGAAACGCCGCTTGGTGGGCGGCGTAGTTAGAACTAGTCCTCTTGTTCGTCAGTGGAAAATGACCATGTGGCCGTGCTATTCACTGAGAAAGGCTCGCCGCAAGATGGGCAATCCACTTCGTGGCGTTCATCGTCGCTGTAGAGAAACCACGCCTCGTATTCTCTAATGTCATAGTCGTCACCGCAGTGCGGACACTTCGGCTGACTGTTGCCATAGAATTCGGACCAACCACGTTCTTCAAGTGCTGCAAACATCACGCCACCCTCCTCTCGCTTGCCACATTGTCATTTGCCGCCGCATACTTCCCAGCGACCATTTCAGGCCGGAGGATATCGCGACCGACTTCGCCGAACTGCTTGCTATAGGTTATCCGCTTAGCTGATCGGCCTGACAGCCAGCCGCCGCCAGCTGCATAAGCATCTGGTGCTGCGAGCGTTTCATGCTGCTCGACATACATCAGAGTGCCTTTTCTGGCGTCATCGCTGTGTCTGTGTCCGATATGCACGTAGGCCTGCAACGAGCGGCCGAACATCCCACGGAACATCCCTGCAATCGTGCCCTCAATATTTGCGACACCACGCTTATGCCCGTGGTGATAGGCAAGCATCGTGCTACCCCACTCGAAGGCGTAATAGAGCGACGGCGAATTATCGACAGTGATACGCGGCTCGTTCTCGTACATAACGGCCAGCATTTCACGCAGCCATGCAGATGAGGCCGGGTCGTGATTCCCCGAAGCCATCACGACATGAACGCGCTCATGCTTCTGCAACAGCATATCGATGATGCGGCGGATCGTGCGGATCACAATGCGAATGACTTTTTGCAGGCGGCTGTCGGCATCAAGAACATGCTTGTGGGCAGGCGTGACGCTTTCAAGCGCATCGTGGTGCATCAGGTCGCCGAGTTGCGCCAGAATGGCTGTGTGAGCGTCAGGCGCTTGCGCTACAGCCGCAGAGAACCAATCAAGCAGCAACTGCTCAGCAATCCGCAGATCGTAATCGCTGCCAGTTTCTTCGCGCCACGACATCATGCCGAAATGGTTGTCAGTGATCGTGAACTGATTTAACAGATCCTCGCGACAGCCCTTCGGCGCAGGCATGATAGATACGCGCGGCAGGTCTTCTTTCAGCGCTTCAACCATGGCTATGATAGCAGCCCGCTGTTGATCGGCGTCCGCACGCTCCATGATGTGTTGCGTGACGATGCGGCCTTCGCTGTTAACGAGGGTCGTCTTGCCCTTAACGGCAAGGCCAGCAGTTGCTTCATAGACAGGGCCAGCCTCTTTAGTCTGGCGCATGTAAGTGCCGTTAGGCGTCTCAGTCAGGCTTTTGATTGCATAGCCTGGCAGCGTTTCTTTCGGGCCCATCAGCCCAAGCTCAGCCGCGCGCTTGATGCTTTCATGAAACGCAGACTTCTTGACGCCGCATGCGTGCGCGGCCTTCGTTATCGTGCCGTGCTGCTGATACGCAGCTACACGGCGTGCTAGTTCTTGGTTTGAGAGCATTTAGTGTCCTCTGGCAGCAATCATGGCGTCGGCGTAAGCGTAAGCTAGCGAGGCAGCCACCTTGAGGATTGTTGTATTGTTCGCCTCTGCGACGGTCGCCATCTCATGGTGCGATCCGCCAATGAGGCCATTCAGCGCTTGCCCAGCAAAATGATCACGCAACGTCATGCCATGGCTAGCGTCCGGGCCTTTCCAGTCACCATTCCAGTCTGGTGAAGGAAAGGCGTTGCCGCCCGTATTTACGCGCGCTCCCGCGCCCTGTGCCTGTTCAGACATACAGTCTCCTCGTGTTGGTTGGTTTGCGGGTTGGTAGCCCGCAATTTGTCATTGTGGTGGAAGTGAAAGGGGCGTCAAACAAAAAAAGAGGGGCCCAGAGACCGCTTTCTTTCAACATCATGATCGCGCCCGCGTCGTCTTCTGCTCGAACACCCGATCCATGCGCTCGGTAAGCCCATCGATGCGGTTTGCAACGCTTTCGATGGCGCGCATGATCTGTGAGGTCTGTTCCTGCATCCCGGCCTTTGTGGCGAAGGTTTCAGCCGCACGCAGCTTGTAGTCTGAAAGCTCCTGCCGCGTCAGAGCGGCAAGCGCTGTGGCTGCTTCGGCTTTGGCGGCCGTTTCGTTTCTCGCGGCGTTGATCTTGCTGTCGACGTACTTCCAAAGGCCAAACAAAAAGCCAAACAGCATCACGATGAAGCCGACAACGCCCATGATTTCAGTGCCAGTCATTTCACGTTACCCATCAATTCGTTCATTGCAGGATTCCTCAAGGCCGTACCCCGCACAGCTTTTCCATTTTCTCATTCTCGGCCAGGATCTGGCGCTTGGTTTCTGATGTGTCGTCATGGCTGGCATAGATCGCCCGCGCCACGTCGCAATAGTTACCGCTTGTCGCGCATCCACTTAGCAAGCCGAGCGTCAACAGCGCTGTCATCAAGACGGCTGACTTCATTTTCTATCTTCCGTGCTTTGGTTGCGGATTGTGCGTCTCGTGCCGTCTGAGCTGTTTTGCTATCAGACCGGCCTTTGAGGTACGCGCTGACAAGGACCGCCAGCGCCGCAGCGATTGCCACGGCGTAGCCTGTCAGCTTGGAGCGTAGGGCTAAGAGGAAGGTCACGTCTGCTCCCCCGTAAGAAGCAAAGACTTCGAACCGTCGCGTTCGCGGCGGATCAGATACCCGTCGCGTGTTTCAGTGACGCCTCGCGCGAGAGTTAAGCGCACATCAGTCCAATGCTGGACCGTGCCGTCGATCGTAACTGCAGCAGTCTGAGCATAAACATCGTAGTCAATCACGATCCTCACGCCGCCGCCCTTTTCAGTTCCAGCCTACCTGTATGCCAAAGCCAGAAGCCGCCACCCAAGGCAACCACGATCAAGGCAACTGTCAGGAAGGCCCACGGGTTCGAAACAGCACCTATAAGTCCGGTTACGAACGTACCGCCGCCAGCGGCGACAATGGTCTGCACCGTCTTATCCTTAAGCAACGGCACATCGTCAGGCTTGGCATCTTCGACAGCTGCCGCCTTCATTTCGCGCGCAGCGATAAGGCTGTCGAGGAAGTTGCGGTAATAGCCGGCGATCAGCGTGGCCTTATCGGTTCCGTTGACGATGACTCGCGCGCCTTCTGGATCGGCTTTGCCCTTGCCGAAATAATCCGCGAGCTTGCGGCCCGTAAACTTGCCCAGCACCATTCCTTCAAACAGGATGCGGATTGCAGTGGCTAACTCCAGCGCCTTCTCCGGTGTATCGGCAATGCCGAACTTCTTGTAATTGTCCTCGCCAGTGATCTGAGGCAGGCCACGTCCGCGATAAGTCCAGCCGTCGTTAACGCTGTCGTTACCCATGCGACCGCCGTAGACCTTATTTGCAAGCGCCTGCGGATTATTCACATAAGGCTGGGCAGCAGCGACCGAAGAAAAGCGCTTAGGCCAAACCTGCCTAATGCGCGCAGCCGACGAGTAATTCAGTTTCTCGACAACCGGTTGCATCTTGCCGCCAGTCTCGTGGAAGACGGTCGCGAGGATGTATGCGATCTGTTCGTCGGGCAGATTCCTTTTAGCGGCTTCGGCAAGAATTGCCTCGGTGCCGCTGACTTGCGCCTGCGAAAGACGGCCGCCAAAAGGCGCGCGCCTCGCATACGCGAAGAACGTTGTTTTGTTCATTTGATTGTCCTTGGAGATTAAATGAGCGAAAGCGCCACCGCGTTTATGCGTCGTGCCATTGTGTTTTCCTATTATTGTGAGATGATGACCTTGCAAGCTGTCCTGACCCACATCAGAGCAAGGCGCATTACCCCGGTGGGCTTTGCGGTCGCCGGGGTTTTCTTCATTCCAGGGTGGGTGTAAGCTTGGCGAGCGCAGTTCATCTTCGAGACGCGACTGGAGACCTGCGTAGCCCTGACCGCACACAACCGGTCGGGGTTTTCTTTCGGCATGAAAAAAACCGCATCAATGGCAGCGCCACGCACTTATTCGTTGTTCAATTTGATTGCCTCAAACCGTAATCATGGTAGTTAGCCACTTTTACAGGCCAATGATCTACGGCGTTTGCAGCAAGAATAACCAGATCGAACATTGAGTAGGGTAGAATGACCAGAATAATGAGAGAGTGGAGCGAGACAGAGGAAAAGATTGCTCAGGATACGGTTGATAAATTCCACGAAGTTTTGAATGTAATGCTAGCGGAAAAGAAGATGACACATGCTGATTTAGGCGCGGCTTTAGGTGTAACAAGGGCTCGCGCTAGTCAACTTCTCGGTCGCAACACTAACCCATCTATGCGTTACACCGCATTAGTTCTTCATCGCCTAGGCTACCAGCTGGAATTCAAAAAAATAAAATCCCAGCGCCCTAAGTGATCTACATAGGGGGCATATTCAAACTGTTCTTGGCTGCCGATCAACCATTAAAAACTGTCGCAAAATTCACACAGTATTTTTAAATTCACATTTTCTACGAGCAACCCTTTTAATCAATCTCTCTTCTAGGTATACGCACGCGAATGTTATTCATTTAGAAGAGAGTGCAACTATGGGTGGTAGAAACGGATTAGTGATTACAATGTTTGGAGCATTGTTGTACCTGTTTTGCAAATTGGGATTCGTTCCTTACGGCACAGACATTCTTGTCTCAATCTCTGTCTTGTTATTCTCTTTCGGCTTAGCGAGCGTAACTACAGCTATCTTAATCCGAATCTGGCATTCTGCCTAAGCGATCTAGGGTAAAAAATGGTACACAGAATTGTCATGGAGCGTACTAGTGATGGCGAAAAGCTCCTATCTGTAATTGTTCCTGTCTATAATACAGAACGATACGTATTAGAGACCCTACAGTCGATCGCGACTTCGGCAGGTGATGATTTTGAAATTGTAATTGTTGATGACGGCAGCCCTGATTCATCTGCAGAAAAAATTCTTCAATGGATCAATAGTAACTCAATCAACGTACGTTTCGTACAAAAAGAGAATGGCGGCCTTGGAGCCGCCCGTAATACCGGCGCTCAATTTGCTCGCGGCAAGTATATTGCCTTTCTTGACAGCGATGATCTTGTACAGTCTTTCGTATATCGTACGATGGTTGACTTAGCGGAAGCAAATAATCTCGATCTTGTTTTAGCACGAGCAAAAAGTTTCAGCAATCTGACACTGAGAAGCCAATTATTTGGCGATCATTTCATCTTAGATAAGATTCTCAATAACCGAGACTTTCTTGTAACAAACATTTACCGCGAGCCGCGGTTATTTCGTATTGAACCCAACTCTTCAATTCGTGTTTTTAGAAAAGATTTCTATGATCGCGAAATTACTCAATTTCCAGAGGGCGTCATTTTTGAAGACGTGGCTCCGCATTCTCGCGCGATAGCGCGCGCAGGACGAATAGGAATTTTGAACGATTACTTGTTGCTCTATAGAATCGATAGAGCAGGCCAAATTACCGCATCAAAAGGAAAAAGTAGGTTTGATATCCTAACTGGAGTCAAAGAAATTGTTGATTCTAAATACGTGATGACGCTTTCTTCCGATGCGGGCGCCAACCTGTGCGGTCAGCTTTCCAGACTAGTGCATTGGTGTGGTGAGTATTGTCCATCACTACTGAAACATAGCTATATCCGACAATTCTTAAGCTTGATTGACGGATTACCTGCTGATTGGTGGGAGCTGTATGCAATGCGCTACAGTGAGAATGAAAGAGAGCGCAATTTCAGCTCACTTTCTGGTAAAAAAGACGAGTTGGGTTTACTTAGATTAATTGGCGGCAGACCACTGGATAGTTCTGCTATTGAAGCGCCTTTGGTAAAAAATATGCAACAAAAAACGGTGATCAAGAACGAGTTAGTATCTCGAATGATGGCCCCCGTTCGAATGATCAAATACCGAGGTAAGCAATGATCCCTTATCATTGGAAAAAAGTTGCACAAACTTTAGAGAAGCACGGGATTGAGAAATCATTACTGGGCAGCGACCTTCGCCGCATTGCGGACTCCTTCTATGGACCAATAACTTCGCCATCAACGCCGCAACCTCGGTGTCTTATTGTGGGTGATCGGTCAGGATTGGAAACGGCTTTTATAAAAGAGAACTACCCTCTTGCTAGGATATTCGTTTTGGATCCAGTTCGATCTCAAAGGTCGACCGGAGTAATATATATAGATAGTTTAGCGGCACTCCGGGATCATATTGGTGATGAATCTATTGATTTTTGTCGTGTAGACGAAACTTGGTTGACCGATGAACTGCTAGATTCACTACTCAAATCCTGCATAAAAATCCGCTACCTTGCGGGAGCCGCTCAAGGTTTTCTTCGGAGTGCTTATCAATTGCATCGCGATCTTTCGTTGATTGCTGAAAAATTCCATGTGCACCTAATTTTAGAGAGCGGTACTTTAAGTAGTTCAAATCATGAATCCAAAATTTACGTATCTGTAATAGTGCCAGCTTATGGAGTTGAAAAATATCTTCCTCAATGTCTGGAAACTTTATGTAATCAAACACTTGAGGAGATCGAGATTATTGTTGTTGATGATGGAACTAAAGACAGATCCGGAGAAATTGCTGATCAATGGGCAGCAAGCTACCCAGGAAAGCTAAAAGTCATCCATAAAGCTAATGGAGGCTGCGCATCAGCCCGGAATGCAGGACTGCAAGTAGCGTCGGGGCTTTATGTAGGGTTCGTGGACGGGGATGATTGGGTTTCACCAAATATGTTTGAAGACTTAATTACGTCTGTCTTGCCTGGAATGAAGGATGTCGGTCAATGCGGTTTCGTCAAAGCTTACGAGGAAGGTGGAGAGGCCGAAATTGTGTCCGAACCTCCATTTGGGGCGATCTCTTTTCCATACGAGACGAGCCATAAACCAGACTACATCAATAACGCACCTCAAATCTGGCGTCGTATTTATCGTAGAAATTTTCTAGAAAAGTACGAAATTGATTTCAACGAAAATTTGAAGCGCTTTGACGATTTGCCATTCAACTATCTTGCGCTTTCTCTAGCTACATCTGTAGTTGTGATACCGGAAGCTCACTATTTTTATCGACTTGGTCGGCCTGGCCAAGACGTTAGCTTTAGCGACGAGCGTTTGTTTATCCACTTTGAGATATTTGACTACTTGCGCGGCGTGATAAATGACAAGTTTGACGGATCAATTGGAGAATATCTTCCAGAGATTGAGAGTGCAACTCACAACTGGGCTTTAAGCTTTCTACGAGAAGACTTGCGTGACGAGTACCGCAAAAGGATGGATAAATCAGCACGAATTTCATCTCCAACCTATTAAGAAAATCCTTGGAGTTGTGCGGCGTCGCTCATCATAGCAACGTCGCACTGATCCATTCCACGTGAAAGCAGATAGTTCAGCCAAGAAGGCTTCTACGCTAGGCTGCTAGCGCTTCGCTCAAGCGGTCAGCTCCGTAATGCGGCTTTCGAGCTGTTCAATGCGTTCTAGCATCATCTTACACGCCTCCACGAGCACAGCCGCAGCCACACCACCAGTATCAAGCGCCAGCACATCGGTGATTGTCGTGCCGTCTGGCAACGTCTTCTCTTTTTCGCTGACCTGTGAGCATCCTGGAACCGCCTCTTCTGCGTCCTGAGCAATTAGGCCTATACCGTTTGCACCAGTGTCAATGCGGGTCCAAGTGCAGCCGTTTAGCTTTTTCAAGGCTTCGAGCGGATCGTGGATATTTTTAACCTCGGTTTTTAATCGTCCGTCAGAAGAGTTGACCCAAGAACCCGCAAGCGCGTAGGCGCTGCCGTCATCGCGAAATTGCCAGTATCTATTAGAACTGAACCCATTGATATTGATCGTTAATTGGTTTGATGTTCCGACATTCTCTTCATATTGTATCTGACCATACGCCCCATCTGAAACACCAAACCCACCTCTGGGTATTTGTAATCGAAGTACAGGAGATATGTTAAAAGACCCTGTTGTTCCTGTGTTTGCAGTCGAACGCATATTAATGCCCAAAGGGGCATTACCGTCGAGTTGTAATCGTTGGAGCCCACTCCAAGTATTTACAGCGTTCAGAACTGGAATTACCGAACCGCTCGTTCCAACATCACGCGTTGCAGCTGTACCAAGCCCAAGAGTTGTGCGAACCGCTGCCGCATTCGCATCATCCAAAATTGACCGAGCAAAAGGAGTCAGGGGCGTCAACGCTGATGTGTTGGTTGCATTTAGATAGGGCAAGCGATCAGCCGTACCCGTCAGACCCAGCATTGTGATTGCCCAAGGCGTGATATCGCCCTGTGCTAAGTCTTTATTTGCATCCGTATAGATGAATTTATTCGCCAGAAGAGCCAAAGCCTTCAGCGCGCCGTTTTCATCCGTCTGAAAGATTTGACGGGCAGTTACTGTCAGCGCTGCAAACTTCGCCAATGTGCCGTTCGGGTCATCTAAATAGTCGTGCAGCTCATACTCACCAGCAGCATTACCGACAGGCACCTTGCCATCCTCGACGCCAAGTTCAGCAAGGTTGGACAGAACGCCGTTGCCGAGCAATTCGATCAGCGTTGTCGCCTGTGCAGTTACGCGCGCGCCGTCTGGCAAATATCGCGCTCTATAGGGCGCATCCGTCAGCGAAGTGCCGGTCCACGGCGCAGTCAGCGTCAATTGGGTATTGCTATCGACACTGGCAATAACAGCCGTCAGGTTCTCAATTTGAAGCGTATCACCTTCGCGAAACTTCGCCACGTCGAACAGTGTGCCGGTTCCGGTCACAGCCGTTGAGCCATTGGCGAGCGTGATCGTGCCAGAGGTGTAATCTGACAAAACAGCCATAATATTCTCCGATTTCGGATTGTTAGAGCGTGGTGGCTCCGAGGATGTAATAGCGGACGCCAACAGGGTCGGGAAAACCCGTCACATTGGGGCCAGCACTGTTGCCAGGCGAGATATGAACAATGCAATGATCGCTATTGACGACCGTCGCCATTGAATGCCGCAGCACTTCAACACCACCGCCCGGTGACAGATACATTGTGTGATTGCCCTGCCGGAACATGTCGCCAAAATCGACGATGACCTTGGGAAACACGAACAAGCCTTGGCTGTCGAAATTAATCCGGGCCGCGATATTCCCGTAACGCCAGTGGACCTGATTGGCTGCGCTGAAACTTGAGGCGGGGATATACCCTTCTGCCAATACCGTCACAGCTGCGAAACGAGTGTCCAGAAGGATATCGTTGTACCCCGGTGCTACATCACTGGAACCCGGCCTTTTGATCTGAAGGTACTGGCCTTCAACCTTCCGGATTACAGCGCTTCCGCCCGTCGTATGGCCTTGAATGCCAGTTGCGTAGAGCATGAAACGAATAGCAACTGAGTGCGTACCGACGACCGAGAACCTTATTCCGCCATGCTCGACGCGGTAATATGCCCAAGTCTGTTCTTCATCAAAGCCAGTATTCAGGTTGACTGGAGGAACGGCAAATCCCCAACCATTCAGGCTGCAAATCGTATCGCAGACCATTGAAGGAGACAGGTCGAAGTCAATCGATGTAGGCTTTGCGACAAAGTATGATGTTCCCGGCGCGATGGCAGGCGTTTCGCCCATCATCACACACTTGATAGGCGTTCTGTCACTATCCATGATGAGCTGACGACCTGTCGCTGTATCAATGGAAAACCCCGGCCTTGCCATCTTGATGCGGGTGTTGGACGCCTCAAAAGCTATCTGTCCTGCGATAGGCGTTCCGACAGGCTTAGGGATTGGCACGTTGTTACACGGCAAATCCCAGATCATCGTATTCACGTATTCTTTGTCGCCGCCGAGGTAGGTGTCAAAACTCGCGGACGTGTCCGATGGCCTTATGCACCATCCGGTATAGCCGAAGTTTGAGGGGATACGTCGATAGCCGAGGCCAGTCTCGCCAGTCTCCGTGGAGTAGCAAGTCACGCCGTAATTGGTGACGCTGAAATAATAGGCGCTCGAACTCCCCGGCTTATTGTTCCAAAGAATGCGAGATGTTCCATCCGCAGAGATGAACTTCACCTCTGCAAATGGGATTGTGCCTGCGAGGTCGGGCATTCGACCAATCAGCCCATAGATATCATAACGAGTGCCAGTCTCATTAGATGTCGTGTAGGTGCTTTTCATAACCCACTGATCGCTCAGTGATCCAGTTTGCAGGCCATACATGCCCCCCGGGAGATATCCCCCGGGATAGTTCGATTTGTTCAGGGGCTGCGGTGTCTGAAAGTTTCCAAACACATAGGAAAGATTGCTTGCCTCCGAATTGAAATAAAAGCGATTATGCGCATCGTTCGGTACATCCAGCGGCCAATCGCTGTCATATTTATTGACCTTCATCACCGCGCCGACGCCCGGTTTCCAGCCCACAAACCAACTGACCATTAGACGATAATCCTCAGATATGCGTTGCCGCCATCGCCACGTGCATCAAACTTGCTATTGTTTGACAGGAGACGATCAAACCTCAACGTTCCGAGGCGAACGCTTTGCATGTAAATCTCACCATTCTGAGCGACAAACGGATACGTAAAGCTGCCGTCATCGTTCGGGTCAGCTATCGCGAACTGGTTGGAAACGATGACAAACTGGCTGCCTGTCGGAGTGACATTCACAAACCACCCGGCTTGTTTCCAACTATCGCCAGACCCAATGCGGCCAAACGCTGAAATCTTGACCGACTGTCCGCCACTTCCCTGTGTTGCCGTCATGCGCCAAGCGGCATTCGAGACAGTTCCATCTACCGATGCATTGACCTCAGTCAGCGCATTCGAAATGGCAGTCATATCGCCTTCGACGCCATCCACGCGGCTTTGCAAAAGCACGACTGTGCTGGCATCTGCCTTGGTGCCAAGGCTGACATTGATCTGCGTCAGCTGTTGCCCAATGGCGCTATTTGGACCCGTTGCGACAAGGATATCCTCTTGCCACGATGCTTTTGCCGTTCCGTACGTGCTGGTCAGCTGGCGGCGAATGGTCTGCAAGTCAGCGTAGTTGGTGTTGTGATTGTCGGCAGTGCTGGTTGCCAGTTCCTGCGCTTGCCTTTTAAGCTCGCGCATATCGTCAGTTATCCAGTTAATCAGACCCGACAAGTCGTCATCAAGACGGCCGTAATCGACCGGGCTGTCATCGCCTGACACCTCCTGCGTCAGAACCAGCACTGGAGCAGACCAAACCACAGGGCGCGTTCCTGCCGCCACTCTGAAGCGATATCGCACGTTCCATTCTGATTTGCTGGTCAGTCCGTTGACGATCTGGAACACCGTCACGTCACGCGGCACGTAAGCCGTGAATACCTGCGACGGATCATTCTCAGGCCAATACTGAATTTCGACGCCTTCGACCGTCGTGTCTGTGATTTCATCCCAGAATAGGCGAATTCCTGGGTATTCCTGACCATCATCACCAATGACCTTGTTCGGGATGGCGTTGAAGTTGGCAAGCTGCGCCTGATAATCCGGTGGCTGGTTGGGGATCAAAACAGGTGGATTGGTTTCATAGGCGGTTGGATCAAAGATGCCCTCGCCTACCTCCTGCCAAGAAATTGAAACATCGCGAACGCTGTCACTGCCCATCGCACCGAGAGACTTGCTATGGATCTGGAACTTAACCGTGCGATTGTATCGGTCAGACTGCCATTGCACCCACTGGCCTACCTGAAGCGCAAGGAACTTTGGATGAACAGTAAAGCTGCCGTTGGCCTGATAGCGCGATGCACGGATTGCAATATCTGCCAGCCGGTCACCAACTCGATGATCGGTAACTGCCGTGTAATCGACCTTGGAAGCCAAGCGCTCACGATCCTGCGCCAAAGCAAGTGCATCGATGCGGGTGGTCAGTGACGTGGTTTCATAGAATAGGTCCGGACTGACGTACGATGCAGCGACCGTATTAACGAGCTCGGTTCGCGTGCGCGTCAGCGATAGCTGGAAAGATTTTTCCCACGCAATGTCATCATCGGTGATTGTCGCAACGACAGCCTGATTTGCACCAACAATAGGATACTCGCCCGTAACAGCTTCAATCCAAGAGCCTGCGCAACCTTCGCGCAATGGCGTCATGTTGGTTTCGTGGGTAACGCCATCGCCGGACGATGCAATTAGAGCCGCACTATAACGCTTGCTGCCATCCGACATGATTTCATCGCAGATATTCATTGCTGTGAACCAATCAGACAAAGGCAGGCGGCTTGCAGCCACTCCACGTCCGACGATCTTTTCAGTTCCGATGTAGAGGCCTCGTTCGAGGTTATACATCATTACGGCGTTGTTGTTGCTGAATTCCCAAGTGCTCTGGTCATTCCAGCGATGTGCGCCGAAACCACCGACAGAGCTATCCTTGCGCGGATCATACAGTGGAGCGCCGCGTACTTCGAACATGAGGTTCGGGACCGACGTGAGGTTGTCCACGTCAGTTATGGTCGTGACGATTGCATAACAAAGCCCAGCGCCACGATGCGCTGATGTCCAGCGACCGGCCGGATTGGCATAGGCGATCAGTGCCGGGTCGGCAGTCTGGTCAAGCGTACCCTGATAAAAGCGCACAAAGCATTGGCCACCATCCTTCACACCGAGAATGCGCTGGCCATAGATGCGGCCCTCATCGCCTTGCTGATCGGGAGAAAGTGACTTCCATTCGCCATCCATCTGCACGCGAAGAAGCTCAAGGCATCGGAAATCCGACAGCTTGAACACGTCCTGGACAATGTGATTGCCCTTGTCGAACGCGTTTCGGTAGATGTGATGGCCCATCGTGCCAAAGACGCCAAGGCCGACCTCGCGCACGAGGTTTTCGCCATACTTGGTTTCTGTAGCAGAGGCGGAAGACTTCGGCGTTTGCTGGAAGATCGACGTCAGCGCGTACTTCGCAGCAACAAGAAGTCCGCCAAGCACGATGTTTGCAAGAACCGTACCGCCGAACAGCCATGATCCAAGGCCGACAATGCCTGTCACAAGTGAAACAGGGTCCGCCGCCGCAGGCGTTGCCAGCAGCGCGAATAAAATCGCCAGAATGTAAAACATCAGGAAACCTTGAAGGCCCTCTCGGCCATTGTGCGCGGTAGAAAGCGCAAACCGTCCTCGCCTTTCACAGCGAAGCCGTATTCACAGAAGTAGCCGACGGTTTTCTCGAAGATGCCAACGTCACCGCGCTGCGCCATGGCTGTTCCAATTTCTTCAAAACGGTCTGCCAGAACCGCACCAAGGCTGTCGTAGCCACGCTGTTTAATCAGGCGATAAGCACCGGCCTTGCTCTTGTACTTTCCGCGAATATCCGCAGCCGGATCAACGCCGGTCATGGCTTCTATTGCGTCACAGGTAGTCAGAAGGCAATCCGACTTGCCCCAAACCAGAGGCGTGACTAAGTGCGCCTCTGTGACAGCCACGAGGCGTTTTTCCCATTGCTGGTGCATATCTGTTGCCTTAGTTGGAGAGCGTGTGCTTATCTGCCGTCACACTTAGGGCGAAGGGGAACTGCTATGATGGAATTCATCATCAAAGACATTACAAAGTATGACGCCGGGACCAGCCTCTTGGCTGCTAAGGTTGAATTCCGCCTATCTGACGAGGTCGGTTCAACTGCAGTAGCTCAATCTGTATCATTTGACCTTCGGATAGAAAGCCACGACGATTTAACGATCGCGCAGCTTGAAGAACTTCTGCTGAATAAAGCGACCGATCAATTACGCGCCGTTCTTTCCAAGTGCGAAGGCAAGACAGCGCACGAACTTCGGATTTCGTCAGACGACTTGTCATCAATCTTGTTTCCTGATGAATAGGCTTATTGGTACGGCGTGATGTAAAAATTCTCGCGCTTCACGGTTGATGCGTATTCAAAGAACTTGTCACCCGGAGAGATAAGCTGCTGATCTTCGTGCGATGCAGTGCGATAGCCATCACGGTGGTTTTCTAGCGCTGACGTTTCTACGTTGGCTTTCAGAACCATTTCGCCACCGTCAATGACGTGATCGATGGTGTCGATATAGCCGCGATACATTGGCTCGACATGGAGCAGCTCTCGCGTGTCCGGATCGAAATAAGCATCGGATAGGATGACCGTGCGGCCCTTATAATCCACGCTTTCGATCTGAGCGAGCTTGTCAGGAGTTACACCGTAATCCGCTGCCGTCGGCATTGTGATCGTGATCGGCAGCGCTTCAGCACCCAACTGATACGGTGGCTCTTCAATCGCAATAAGCTGGTTGGGGATGTAGGTGTTGCCGTTCCAAGTGAATTCGGACGACCCGTTCCACATATACCAAAAGCCGGTGCCAAACTGAAATTCTCCGAGAGAGCGCACAACAATGCGCCCCTCTTCCAGCAATTGCTGTAGACGAGTTGGGAAAGCCATTATCGCGGCACCTCAATCAGCTGGAAACTTGCCGTCGGTCGCGGACCCTTCGACATCTGAAAGCTGTCCTTGACCAGCCGTGTATTCATCTCCGGCTGCTTGAATCGAGCTGTTGCGCCAGTTGCGATATAAGACGCAATCGGCTGATCGACCTTAACAACCATCTGAGTGCTGACAGCGGTAGCGCCGCCGCCATAAGCGACCTGCAAGAACTGCCGATAGTCACCACTCTTTAGCGAAAACATATCGCCGTCCATCAATTGCAGGCCGGGAACAACACCTGTTAACTGAACAGAGTATCCGCCAGTCACCGTCCCGCGCGATGCTGTGCCGGTGATGTGTGTGTTGTTCGGATCACCCCAATAAGCGCGTGGAATGCATATATGTTTAGGACGATAGACAATCGTTTCCATGCCGCCCTTTGCAGCCGCAATGAAGGCCTGAAGCTGAACCGCCTCACTGGCCTTCATCGGCAAAGTTTCCATATCAACGGTTCGATACGGGTCAACAAATTCGACCGTCGAAATAACCCGACCGCCAAACTTCGTCTGGCTGGTCGGATTATTAAGCATGGGATACGACGGTACAAAGCGGACGGTTGAGAGAAGATCGATCATCGCACTAACCCCCGCCTTGAGGCCTGTTTGCTGTCCCGCGCAAAGCGCATCGGACCGGATTTATCGTATGCTTTGACGGTTCTTGTGCTGGCGCTCTGAGACACGTTCTCAACATACGAATGGAAGTTGCCGTCATTCTCGAACCGCGTCACAACATCAACACGCATCGGGCCAGCAGCGCTTGGTCTTTGCGGAGCCCCGAGTATCGGCATCGAGGGCGCGCGCAAACTCGGCGTGCCGGTCGCAAAGGCAGGCAAGCGATCCTCATTGATTGCTTCCAGCAGCCCGCGATATTTCGCTGTCGAACGAGCGTTCGTGATGAACTCTTTATTCGACACTCTCGCGAGGATGCTGTCACTGCGACCAGTTCCAGGCCCACGAATGAGACCGGGACCGGGACGCGAAGGCGTTCCGTTGGCAAACTTAGGCAGTCCACCATCTTTGAAGCCGAGAAAACCGCCGAAAAGACTGCCTGACTTGCCGAACAGACCTTCGAAAAGGTTGTTCAATGTCATGTCCAGCAGCTTATCGATCAGCTTTTGTACTGCGTCTGTAAGGGCTTCAACCGCATCCTTGCCAGATGACAGGTCAGTAACAAGCCCCTTGAACGCATCAAGCTCTGTGCTTCGCCATTCCGATGACTTCTGCCTTAGCTCTCCTTGAGCTTCGTTGAGCTTGTTCGCTTCAGCTGTTGCGAGTGCCCACTGATCGGCAGTTTGAGCAATCTGCGATCGCAGTTCAGGAGTGATGGCAATACCAGCCTTTTGAGCTGCATTGAGCAATTCCTGCTCCGTGCGTGCCTTTTCAGCAGCAAAGCCGTAATCGTCGATCAGCGGGTTGATCTGACGAAGCGCCTCAGTCTCGGCGACCAATGCAGCTGTGCGGTCGTTAGCGTCCTGAACGGTCATGTCGAATTTATCCGCCGGAGTCTTTTTCTCTTTCTTCGGCTTCTTTCCTTCGGCGGTTCGACTTTCCTGAGCGGCAACATTCGCGCGTGCAATAGCGTCGATTTGTTTCTCTGTAAGAGCAATGCCGTCTTTAGTTGCAGCGTCCCGGACTTTCTTGCGCTCCATTTCGAGCGCGTGCTCTTTCTTGCTGAGTGCAGCAAGGCGCATCTGATCGCGTTCATACTCATTCGCAGCTTCACGCTGCATGATGTATGGATCTTTAGCTGAACGGGTCGAACGGTCTTCGACCAATGCCCGAGCGCCAGTGACCGCAGCAAGATCCGCGGCAGCACCTCGTGCAGCTGTAGAAACCATGGCTAGACGATCGAGGATCGGGCCAATTGCGTCCGCAACTTCCTGAAAATTGTAATCAGCATTCGCCATAGCGAACAGAGATTGCTTAGCGTCTTCTGCAGATACAGTGCCTTCATTAACCCCATCACGCAGACGAGCAAGCTCATCATATTGCTGCGGAGTTATGAGGCTCATCGACGAGACTTGAGCGAACGAGGCCAGCATGTTGACTGCGGCTTCGCGGGCATCATCAAGTGCGACGACCGAAGCCTCAACTTCCTTGCTCAGTGAGTTCTGGGTGTAGGCATCATTCTGTCGGCCGGCCTGCTCAACAGCGTTGCCGGACGATTTAGCAGCCTCCTCAACCTTCTTTAGCCGCTCTGCAAAGAGCGTAGCTCCCTGACTCGATTCACCAACAGTTGAGTTGTAGAGAATGAGCGACGATACAACCGCGCCACCGATGACCATGCCTACAGGCCCAGCTGCGGCACCAAGCCCGCCAAAAGCTGTAGCCAAGCCACCCATTGTGCTTGCGGCAGCTAGAGCCTTTCTGAATTGGCCCAAAGCCGTCACACCAAGACCGAGCGTGCGGATCATCCCGAGGAGCGATCGACCAACCAAGGCACCCGCAATCACCGCAGCAACCTGCAAAGCGCCATCTGCGACCTTGTCGAAGTTGTCGGCAATCATGACTAGTGCTTCGGAAATCTTCGCAGACACACCGGCTGCGCTGTCAGCATTACCGACGTATTGCAGCAGAGCATTGTTCAGAAGAGTGAAGCCGTCGCCAATCGTGGCGGGCATGTCGGCTGCTTCTTGGCGAAGCGTTTCCATCTGGCTCGATAGACCGCGAACAATGTCGTTACCAGTGATCTTACCCTGTGAACCAAGCTTGCGCAGTCCGCCAACTGTCGTATCAAGGCCCGCAGCCAGCGCTTCAGCAACACGACCGCCCGATTCAATCACGGTGTTCAGGTTGTCGCCCTGCAGCTTGCCTGTTGCCATCGCCTTGGCGAGAGCGTCAATTACTCGTGCTGCTCGATCACCCTTGGCACCGGACACAACGAGTGCGTTATTTAACGCCTCGGTGTAGTTGAGGGATTCATCGGCATTATAGCCAAGTTCGCGAAGGGCTGTAGCGTTCGAAAGATAACTTTCAGCAGTTTGCGAAAGGTCGGAATAGGTACGGCGCGCCATTTCTCCTAGGCGACCCATGACCTCCGTGCCTTTATCAATCGAACCTGCGGCAAGATTGACGCGGGATGTCATGTCCGTCCACGTGTCTGTCATCTTGCGCAATTGGTCGACGCCAAGCGCTGCACCTATACCTGCGAGCGGCGCTGTGAGTCCGCTAAATGAACGTGTAAAGATGCCATCCAGATTCTTGTTCATCTGGCGCGCGCGACGTTCAATCGCGTTGAACTGGCGATTAGAAACATCGTTGGCGCGGGCCAGGCTCTTTTCAAATGACTTGAAGTCAGCAGAAAGCTGAACAACCAGACTTTCGAGGTCAGTTCTTGCCATACTCAACGATGTCCTGATAAGAAAAAAGCTCGCAGTAACGCGAGCTTGAGGATGTGGATGAAAGTATTGATCAGCGCGGCCTGCATCGCGGTAATCGCGTTTGTCGGATACTATTTTTGGAATGAGTATCGTGCTGCGCAGTATGTTGCCGCAGCGCGTTCAGCTAGCGCAGAGCAAGCGCTTAGGGACTACGAGGCTGATTGCGATGTTTGGGTAAAAGCCCTGAATTCTTGGAAGAAAGGCAGCCCCGACGGTCGCGCTGATAGCTTTGCCAAAGCCCGAGGCGAAGTTGACCGGTGTCTGAACTACACAGTCGGACGGCCTTGGCATGACAAGAACATCGGCGTAAAGTATTGGTAAGGCCAGCATCACCCAGCCTTAATCCAATCCCAAAGATCATCTTTCTCGGACTCTGACAGCTTGCCGGGCTCATCTGGCGTATTCGCTTTGATGTAACCATCAAGCGCAGCCATGTATTGCCACATCGACATTTTCCCAACGTCTTGCGGCGTAAATCCTAGAACTGCACCGTTTCCATAGATCGCGGCAAATCTGATTTTTCCGTTGGGAAGGCTGTCGATACGCTCTCCGTCTGACTTGCCGCCCCCGGCTCCCCCACTGGCTCCTCCGGCACGCCCTGAATTCCAGCCTGCAATATCGCAATTGCATGAAGCAAACTTTCGGCCGGTGGACGCTTTTCGACATAACGCTGCACAAGCTTCGTCGCGTCAGTGGGTTTCATCTCCCCGCCAATCAGGCCCTGCCGAATGACGTTTGCAATATCACCGACGAAACACTGCTTCGATATCAGCCGCTCAAGAATAACCCAGGGGCCCGCATCGCAGGCCTCCTGAAGTGCTTCGAGCTCGCTCCATCCAAGGCGGAAGGTGTAATCATCATCCGCCCAGGTTAGTTCAATCGATGCGTCGCGCATTATGGAGTAGCCGGGGTAGACGTACGAACCATGACACCGTCAGACTGCAGACTGACGTTGAGCGTTGCGCGCTGGCCATTCGTTGCGCCTGCCTCAATGCTTTCAACATGCATGAAGCCGGTCCAAGTAATGGTTTTTGCTGGAAACTCCCACTCAACCTTCACTGGAATGGATTCGAGACTGTCGACCGCATCTAGCCAAACATCGACGCTTTCAGCGGCAAGTACGCCTTCACCACTGATACTCATCGAAAGGCTGGTTGCATCGCGACCGACCCAATCCACCTTATCGGGATCGGTACAGTCAGGAACATTGACCTCTTCGAGGCCCTTGTTGATTGTGATCGACCGCTGCGTGAAGCCGCATGGGTTTTCGTAGACAATTGGGTCGGCATCGTCGCCGATAAGGACGCGGAATTTGCCGCCCTTGATAGTCGTTGCTTGAGCCAATGCGGCCTCCAACAAAAAAGGCCGCCCATGGCGACCTTGAAAAAGATTGAGTGGTGAAATCCGGCTGCGTGAGCTACGGCGTCTCTATGACTGCCGTGTATTGGATAGAAGCCTGATTGATGCCGGGAGCGCGGATGTAGTCAGTCCGCCAATAATCGAAGGTGACGAGAGCGTTCACCGCGAGCGGCGGCTCCCATCGTCTAAGCGCCTTGGTGACAGCATCAGCGATTTGCCGAACCTGTTTCTGACTTGGCAAAGACGACCAGCAATTAATTTGAAAAGTAACGTCTACCGCATCAACGCAATCGGCACTGTCATCAGAAGATGAGGCGCTGCCAAATGAAACATACGGATAGGTTGCGGCCGGTATATTGCCATTGGGATCGGCGGGAGGATTGTCATAGACTTTGTCGACACCGATTAGCGTTGTCAGCGCAGCATTCTGCGATAACCGCGCATAGATCGCGGTTTGAAGTTCCCATACTGGGTCCATCCATCAGCCTCCTGCGGCTACTGTTTTCGCTGCTTTGGTGATGGCTCGACGAATACGGCGTTTTGTTTCTTTGTCTTTTGCGCGCCACGTCACGTAGAAGAATGGTTGTTTGCCCTGACCGGGGTTCTTTGTACCGGGAAACATGCCTTTGTTGGCAAAGCCTACAGTGCCGAATTCAATCCAGCGCGCGTAGTAAGCTTCTTTGTCGCCTGCATAGATCGTGATCGTCCAATCAGCTGCAAGGCTGGCTTCGACGGTTGCGATAACCATGCTGCCCTTTGGCGCTTTGCCCCAAGTCCAGCCGATACTTTCCCTTAGTGCGCCGTCATCTTCAGCAACACGACGTTTCATCATGTCGACGATATCGTCGGCGCCCTGCTCCATTGCACCGCGAACCATGTCGCGAGCGACTTTCGGCAAGCGTTTGAACTTCTGTTCGAGTTTAGCCAACCCTAGAATGCGAGCACCGATAGCCATCAGCCACCGCCCTGCACGACAGCGCGCATTTCAATGTACTGATTAACTTCGTCGGGGTTAGCACAAGACTGGATTTCATAAAGAACGCCAGTTCGCTTGTTTCTCGCGCGCCATGACGGCGTAACGCCTCGTGTTCGCGGTTCGCTGCGAACAACAAGCGTATAAGGCTGGATACCTTGCGTACGAGCGGCGATGTCGGTTTCAGAACCAAGTCGGGGCTGCAAACGAGCCGCAGTTTCGAACTTGTCGACCCACTCTTGGCTTGTGCCGCCGCCCTCGTCTCTCACCGCTTCACGCTGCTGAAAGACGACGATGTTGTTGAGCGCACCTGCGCCTTTACGTGTCGCCAT